CAGGTTTCTTCTCCCACTCCAATCAGTTTTAGGAGGAGTTCTGCTGTTTCGTAGTGTAGGCATTGGGTTTGGTTAGAGGTTAAATTTTATTTGTTTGCTTCCTCTCGGATTTGCTTGAGTTGTGATTCTGTTTTGATTTTATTTCAATCAAACGCTACCTTATATTCTCAATTATCTATTCAATCGTATCATTTTTTCTTTAGATAATCTGACACATCTTCCCATTTTATATTTTTTGTTTCTGGAAACTTATCGAATATCTGTTCCCTCGTACTTTTAGCAAAAGATATAGTTCAATCCTTGTTTATTATATCGCTTTTTAATTTCAAAGGATTATCTAATGTGAAGTATCATTCTTTTATATTTTTTCAAAATCCCTTAGCTCAATCTTTGTTTGTAGTAAAGTAATCTCACTTAGATAGTCGTCAAGCGTTTTGTTTAGAGGCATCAAACTTATCAAATTCAGCATTAGTTCAATGATATACTTTTTCTTTACTCTTTATAAAATCATCAGCACTCTTGTACTTCCTAGCTTCTTTTAATAATGCTTCATCAGTAGCTTTCACTGTAGCCTTTATCTGTGGGATTGATTCTGACTGTGATTTTACTGATGGTCATACATTAATATTATTCACATCGTCATAAATGTTATTAGGCAAATTAATAGAGTCATCTATTTTATTTAATTCATTTAAAAGTATTTTTGATGTCTTATCGCTTAACTTTACTGATTTTGGTTTATTTATGTAGTTTAATATTTCTGCTTTTTGTGTACTATTCAGTTTCTTTAATAATCAAGCAGTAAATGTCTTCGCTTGTGTACTTCATAAGAATCTACCAACAGCAAATCAAAATACTATATTACCTAATTTTCATTCTATACTATCATTATTAAATGGTCATACTTGCGATCATAATAATGCTCATCACACACTTGTTCATCATCTATTACTTACAAAACTCAATATTTCTCATATCATATCAGTATTAAGTTTCTCTGATATAGCTTGTTTCATTGAATTAGCCATAGCATATTCATTATTTAACATCCTTACTCATATAGCACTTAATCATTCTTTTTCTACTGCTCATTCTATATATGTTTTTAGTTGTCTATTAGCGGCCGCTATATCTTCCTTTGATAACTTTACTTTACCACTAGCCGTATATGGTGCTAAGTCTTTATTTATCATCTTTTTAACTTCGTTTATCTCTTTTAATGTCAATCATCATTCAGTATCTAGTTTATTTAATAATATATCTATATTTCAAGCCTTCTTCTTTACGGTAGCAGATATTCATCATTCATATTCAGATTTTAATACATTTAACATATCTACTAATCATTCTGGATTATGTTTTGTTGTACTATTTACTAAAGCATCATCTAATAGCTCCATACTTCAATTAGCTATATCATCAAGTTTATTTATTATTTGTTGTTTTGTTCATTTAATTTCTCTTTGGAACATCCAATTAGCTACATCCTCAGCATTTCATTTTGCAAGATCCTCTGATCATCATTGTTTTAATATCGTTTGTAATCTATCTAATCTAGTTCTATTTAATAATCAAGATAACTGTAATTTGTTAGCTAGTTTTGACACTCAAGGAGCTATAACTCTACTACCCAATAAAGATAGTGGTCATCATATAGCAGCTCAAATTCAAGCTCATAATCATAAATTTATAGGATCTCAAGCCTTTCAAGTACTAGCCATATTATATGTAGCTGTTTCTGCTAATCATCTTCATCATTCTACTAATGTTCTTAATGCGACATTCTTTATTAATTCTTTTCAACTTACTTTAGCTCATATTCATATTCATCATCATAGAGGTAATCAAGCCGTAAGTGCTGCTGTTCAGGCTATTTTTCATCATCCTCTTATAAGTTTAGCTCATCAAGTTTGTCAAGATTGTCATAAATATGGTGTTATATCTCATTCAGTAGACTTTCAAAACCTAGCCTCAACTTGTGCTAATTCTTCATCAGACACTCAGAATAGTTTTAAGGTGTTTTTAAGTAAAAAATCTATTGGCTTTCATACTAATGTTTGTCATACATCACTAGCTCATTGTAAAAATGATGCCATAGGAGTAAGAAATGTTTGTAAATCAGATGATTGTTGTTCTTGTTGCATTACTGGTCTTTCTTTCAACCCACTTACATATAGTAGCTCTTCACTTCTTCAGTTAAGATAATCGTCTGCTAATTTCGGATCAACTCATTGGTCTGCTAACATTTTGGAAAATCATTGCAATACCTCGTTAGTTGGTGCGTTTGCTTGTAGATTGTATTTCTGTTTAACTATATCAGCTAAATCTTCCATCCTTACTTGTGCTTGGATAACTGTCTTTTTAACAGGGTCTTTTTCATCTAAAGATTTTGAATAAATATCATTTTTTACTGCTTGTCTTTGTGTAAATCAATCTTGTTGCTTTTTTGCTTCTATAGCTTGTCTGTAAAGTTCTTGTTCCTTTCTTTGTTTTTCGTAAATATCTGTAACTCACATTTGAGTTACTACCTGTTTCAATCTTTTCACTTGTTCATCATCTAATCAAGGAAATTGATTTACTTTTTGTTGTGGCATCTGTGGTTGAAATCAGAATTGCATATTCATTAGGTTTAGTATCATAAAATAAATGATATGTCGTTGTCTTGTAAGTTACCAGCTCATTGATTATTTACTAGATTTCAGAAGTATTTATTACTATCAATTGTTTGTGGTGTGTTTTGTGTTCTTAGTGATGGATAGTTTTCATATATTTGATTTCTAATATTCTGTATTTCTGATTGAAATTTCTCAGCAGACAATCGTGGATTAAGCGCTGTTGCTGCGGCTGATAATATTTTCCATTCTGCGTCAGATAATGCTCAGAATGTAGCTCATTTAGCTTTAGCAGCTTGTAATGATTCAAGACTTAAATTACTCTTAATAAAATTATAATCAGCCTTTAAGTCTGGATTTAGACTAACTTCTAATGATCTTGGTCAGAACGTCTTAACTCATTTTTCCAAACTGTCTAATTTTTCTAATAATTGTATAGTTCTTTGGTCGGCTGGTTTATTTAATTTTCGTTCATTAGCTAACCTCTGGAACTCTGTATAACTACTTATTCACATACTAGCAAATATTGCTTGTCTATCTTTCTCTGTGCCTAATGATGTAATCTTTTTGTGTTGTTCAAAGTATGTTTCAAATGTAGCATCAAATAATCAACTCTTTACAATATTACTTTGTCAATCTGTCATCCATTGTCCTGTAGTTTGTCCTTGTAAATAATTATATAATCAAGGGCTTTCTTTTTTGATTTGTGCGTTTTGTACTGTCTTTTTTTCTTCTGCTGATAAATCTTTTACTTTCTTATTTAAGATATTCTCAGGTAGTCATACAGTTCAAGTACCCCATCAATTGAGATATGTCTTTACCGTCGCATTACCTCGTCTTTGTGTCATTGCTATATCATATGCTTTCATTCAATCCTCTATTGTATCAAATTTTACATAAGCTCATCACTCATTAGCTGGTCTTGCTGTTCATTTAGTGAAGTTAATCCCAGCATTAGTCCATAACTTTTTAAGGTCGTCAGATACACCCCAAGTTATTCAAGCTGGGTTATTGTTTTTGAAACTAGCCTCTCAAGGATATTGACTAGCTAATCAACTCAAATCTCAAGCTTGTATAAATCATAAATCTAATCAAACTCAAGGTAATGTAGGTAGTGAAAAATTACCTTGTTCATCCATAAGATAATCTACTCATCATATATTTACTAAGTTTTTGCTTGTATCTATTCAAAATTTATCATTTACCCATTTCTTATATTCAGGCTTATCCATTATAGGTTTTCTTATATTCTCTGTTATAGCTTCTCATAGACTCATACCTCCATTTACAAGCACTGTAATATCCTCTACCATCTGTTCCCTACTTCTTATCATAGGTATCCCAGAAAACTCTTGCAACACAGTATCTACTGCTTTTTCTATAGCTTTATTCCTTACTTTAGGATCATTGGAGAAAATATCTCAATTCTGATATTCCTGTTGCCTTATAAAATTATTCCACTCTCTCTCATCTCTCTGTGCATTGGTCTCAAAATTCATCAACTCCATAGCGAATCAAAGCTCTTTCATCTGCATTTGTCTTTGTTGCATATTCATATTATATTCCTCAAGCCTAAGACTTAATTCCTCTCTTGCATTCCCTAGCTCAGAATTATAGCTATTTACCATTGCATTCAGGGTTATAGCTCTATTTGCTTTATCTAGCTGTAATTCATAAGTCTCATCTGCAATGATTGCCGCGATTTTACTTTTAGTAGCCCCAGTTCCTGCATATCTTTCCTCTACATCTTTTCTTTTGTTATTGATTAGCAAGTCCAACCTATCCATCTCTGCTTGCTCTGCGATTATCTCTTGGTTTTTCTGCTTCAATGCAGGAGAGTTGATTGTATCTCTATACTCATCATAGAAATTAGTTTGAGAAAAAGACTGTAATCACTGCACAAAGTTATCAATAATTCACTGGAAAGGATTGGTAGGAGTAGTTATCTCAGTTCCTGAGAGTTGGTCTGCATAAGTTTTGAGATCTGCTGTCTTAGAGATAAGAGAGTTCAGCTCATTATACTTATTAGGATCATATACTTTCAGGAGAGATAAATCACTCTGGCTTATTACATTAGCATTATACAAAGACTGGAGTTCTTTCACACTTTTAGTTGAATACTCTTGAGATTTTTGGTATCACAAGTATCGGTTATCTAAAGTCTGTTTTTGTAGATCAGATCTCCCTTCATAGTTGTAGTAATTAGCAAAAGTATTGTAATCTGATAGACTTTGAGGATTCAGATAGACTGCCTCATTAAGATTAGCAACTATTCCTCTCTGTCTTTGATCAGAATCATCTTTATAGTAAGATTCTGGGAGCAGTTCTGGTCTTCACTGCTGAGTAGTAGCACTAGGTGTTTGTGTGGCTGTAGCAGGTGGTGTCGTTGGTTTCGCTACTGGTTGTGGCTGTGCTGTGTTATATTGTGATAGCCAAGTATTATATGCTTTTGTAGCATTAGCTTGAGAAGTCGCACCACTTGCTACTGCTTGGTCTAACTTAGCTTTTACTTGCTCTGCTGTTTGTACCATTTGTTGTGTCGTTGGTTTCGCTACTGGTTGTGGCTGTGCTGTGTTATTTTGTGTTGATTTATAAGCATCTATAATACTTTTAACTTGTGAATTTCAAGCACTATAAATCTTAGCTTGTTGCTCTGCTGTCATACCTTGATATGCTTTGATTAGCTGTTCATTTATTGTAGCCATTTAGTTATTTTTAGTTGTTAAATTACGATAGTTTGGTTATAGTTATTTGTAGGTATCACTCTAAAACAGAAGTTAATCAGTTTTCTATATAAAATCACACCTCATCTCATTTCTTATAGTTCTTAACAAAATTTAATTTAAGTGATGTCATTTTTCATCCATTATATGCCACATCTCACATTTCTCAATCTGCATATAATCATATCTCTCAAGTAGCTCAAGCTGGTTCAACTGTTGAGACATAATAAGAAACAAATATTAGATATGTTCAATCTTGTGGTATAATGATTTTCGCTGGAGATGTTGTGGTTGTCCGATGCAACTTAGATGATAAATTTGTGAATGTAAGTGTTGTAGGCTGCCATAAATAATCTGCTGGTACATTTTCGTCGTTTGTATATCTCACACTATCTAAATAAACATTCCTTACCTGTGTTCTTTGGTTTATAGGTCTTTGCACATACCCTATTCAAGATATTGTTTCAGACATCTCTAAAGGAACAAGCGGTTGCTGTGGGTTTTCTATCTTTATGCTCTTTGTCATAAATAATATGGTTAATAATAAACTAAACATCTGCATCTGCTATATCAGATAAAATACTTACATCATATATTTCAGGACTAACTTTGCTATTATTACTATTTAATTCAATAACCAGCTGTAATTTGTGTCGGTCTGGCATATGTGCATCAATAAAGTTTTTACTAAATATTAAATCATCTCCATATTCTTGATAATCAGACTCTATTGTTTTTAATAAACACATATTATCAAATAATCTCCCTGTACTTATTGTCGCTTGTCCTGACCCTGTTACCTTAGTTATAGAGCTTAAATAGTTTCAAGGATAATTAGCTGTATTTTCTGTTGTTTTGAATGTTATTACTCCAGTTGTTCAATTATTCTCTATTGCTATAATCTCTCAAACTGTATTAGTTCATACATTATATTTATCTCATATACTAGGTCGTGTTGTTACGCTAGTTACTTGGTATCTCCAAAAATAGTCATCATCTACTATAGCATATACCTTTATATTGCCATAATCTTTTTTAATATTCTTAAATCCTATTTTTAGTTTAGTTAGGTTTTTCCTGCTTGATAGATTATCCCATAATATAGTATTAGTTACTAGATATCAATTAGAACAATATTCAGGAGAATAAGCATAAGATATAAAGTTCTCTCAACTTATTCTATTAGAAAAATATAACCTAGCATACATAGTTTGCAAAGCATATATTGTTGTACTAGCTAATGTTTTTATCGATTTATTCCAATTAGGTTGTATACCAACAACTTCACTTCAATATGAGTATATTCAACCATAAGCAACCACATATAATGTGTCTTTTAATACCATTGCTTGATTTGTTCTAGTTATATTGAAATTATATTTTTTATTTATGTTATATGGTTCTCTACCCCATTCTATTGTTCTTCAATTAAATACACTCCTTGCTATATTTTGTCTTTGGTATCAAGAAACTGCATAACAATCTCTATTATAGTTATTACTAGTTATTACATAATTTTTTGTTTCGTCAGAAGCGACTCAAGCTATATTGTTTGAGTTCCATTCTATAACTTCATCAGCTACATCGTCTACTCAATTCCAATAATATTGTCTTGAGTCTTTTCAATTACTAGTCCATAAGATAATACTATTTCAAGATACTGTAATATCTCTTATATTTTGGTCGCTCTCTATTATATTTACTGTCCTATCTTTAGTTCGTGTTGTCGTGTCTATTACATCTACTGCTGATCAACTACCAATATATATAAATGGTCATTTTCTACATACTGGATGTGAAGCATAATCTGTTATTGTTATATTATCAGGTAATAATTTTGCACTATCATATTCTTGTACTTTTACATACTCTATTGTTCAATTAAATGTTGTTGTTGGTATAAACGTTAGATTTAATGATGTATCTCATACACCAGTATTACCAACTCACATAAACCAATTATCTGTTGTAGCTGTTATAGTTCATATTGTTTCACTTCATAATCTAACTTCACAACTTCAAGCTGTTACTCAACTAACCTTAGTAGTAATTCTATATTTAGACGATTCTGTTAAAGTTAATCCTTGTCTTAGAGTATTTACCCCTGTTGAATGCGTTGCTCAATTAGTTCAAGTAGTCCATCAAGTTCAAACAGTCCAATCTGTGTCGCTTGTTAATGTTGGATTACTTACTATATTACTACCATATAAACCATCCATTGTTGTTATTCTATCTATTTTACTGTTTGATATTCATAATATCTGGTCTCAAACAACTAATCAATTTACATATCATCAACTAGCTCTTTTGTATATTCATCATCAAAATTCTCAATCAGGAGAAGATCATCTATTAGCTCAATTACTTTCCATATATCAATCAGCACTAAATCATAACATTCATACAACAAGTCAATCCTCGTCTCGTTGAAATACTGGCTCCATTGCAACTGCATATCATCAGCTAGACCTTTTGTTTATTGACGTATTTACTATATGCTGTCATAGTTTGAAACATTTTGTATTATCTACCCTTATTCATTCAGAATACAAAAAACTACCACCAGTATATTCATCTGCTGACATTCATAGTGTCCAATTGTTTAGTGTTAGTTTTCCTTCTGCCATCGGATTACTCAAAATAAGATAAATCTGGAATCTGCTCCATATATGCACTATCGATATCTCTTGCTCATTCTCTTAATAACTGCTCCAGTCTGAACTGGTATTTCTGCTCCATCAATCACTCTTTATCAAATAGCTGTTTACTAGCAAATGCAAACTTATTCATTCCATAGATATACAAGTCGTGATACTCTCTAGCTAGCTTTATATCCTCATCTTCATCTGTTAGCTCCAAAGGGTAAGGAATATATGTTCCCTCAATTCTGATTGCATCTGCTTTGCTTTGATAAGGTGCTGGATAAATGAAAAAACTATCATCCATATTGATAGCTATTGGGTTATTATAGTCTTTATAGTCCAGAACATCAAAAGGAGCTTCAGTATAAACTTTAGCTTTCTTATATCCATCTTTATAGTCCACAAAAACTCTGAGAAGTCTTTTAAGTTTTGGATAGCTTCCTGAAGGATCGATTGTCTCCCTTGCTAAAGTATATTCATTCTGGTAAGCTACTGAGTCAGAAGTATAGAAAGTCCAAGCATAGAGCTTATTCACTGTTCCTAGTTTAGAGAAAATATTATCTTGCACGATATTCAATCGCTCTAGGTATTCAGCATCTGAGACTTGTCCTGTGCTTGTATTAGTCTGGATTCTGCTCTGCTTGATAAGGTCTGCAACTTTCATTCTTAGAATTTAGGAAGATAAATTAAATTTTATAGAGGAATCCAAAGACTCCCCTATAACTATTTAAGCTATCCAGCAACTCTAAGATCCAACATCCTATATTTACCTTCGTCAAAAGTTTTCACTCCGTAAAGATCATATATGATAAAGTTGTATCCAGTTTTGTTAGGTACCTTATTTTTCTGAACTTTTGGATCAATCTGAACTACCATATCAACAGCTCCTTTTCTTCCAAGCTCACAGTGTGCTACTAAAGCTCCAGGAACAAAAGTTGTTGCTGTTCCAGCAAAAGTAAATGGTCCGTTAGCATAGATAGTCAATGTTTTAGCTGTAGTATCAGCTACTGCATAAACTCCGAGTTTTCTAAGTTTTGCTCTATTTGCATCAGAAATCTCAATATAATTTGTTCCTGCTCCTGATCCTGCATTTACAGCAAGTGCTGCATTAGTCAAAGCATTTGCATCTGTTGATCCCTTAAGAACATTACCTGCAGTTGAACCGATAGAAGAAACAAATGTAAATGTAATTCCAGCGATAGCAAATGTATTTGTTGCAGCAATTGTATCAGCAGTAAATTTTACTTCGTGCAATAGATTAGTAGATTCATACACTTTCAATCCATAAGCATCTCCTTTATATCCATTTCTCAATCCTGAATCTGCAAGATTAAATCCATCTTTGATAAAAGATTGTGCAATATAAGATACCATTTTAGGAGTTGCTACAAGATACCACTCTCTATCCTGTTCTGCTCCACTCAATCTGAGTTTAGCTTTAGAGTTTTCTATGAACTCTGTAAGAGTAGATACAGCTGGTGTATAAGGTGTACCTGCTGAACCTCCTGCAGTTGCAGCATCTGCATAATCAGCTGCATTGATAGTCTCTTTAAATCTAGTGTAATCCATTTCTTGAGAAATAGAGTATACAGCAGATTTTACTGCTTCAGCTTCAGCATCATATTTTGATTGCTTATCTTCTACAGCATCAATATAAAATGATACTTCTTTTACTTTATCTACATCAAGATACTGATCTTCAGATTTTACTTCCTGAATTGATACTCCATTTCCATACTTGTTATAGTCATTAGTAAGGAACTCTGGTGCAGTAGGTCTATGAACTCTTGCCCCATGTGTAAGGTTTGCTTGCTCTTCAAATGAAGATACTGGTTTTGATACTAGAAGTTTTTCTCTCCTTTTCTGGATTCTAGCACTCCACAGTTGTGGGTTAAAAGCTTCAATGTTGTTTACCATTTTTAATAAGAATAAATAAGCTAAAAGGTTTTACCCTTTGTAAGCCCATAATTCCTCCTCTGTCATCTCATCGAATGATTTTTTAGGTTTTATCTCCTGATCCACTCAATCGACTCAAGGAGAAGTTTTATTAGCTTCAAGGGATTGTTTCCTCGCTAAGAATAGAGTATAGGCATCTTCAATCCCAAGATTACTTGAATCTTGAACATCTTTGATTTCTTTCTCAAATTCTTTCGCAGTAGGGTTATTCATAAAGAACATCTTTTCATTGAACTTCTTTTCAAATAACTCCTCAGGATCGAGATCTACCTTTGCTTTAGATTTGAACTCATTTAGTTGCTTTGCTGTCCTTTTGAACCTAGCCTCGAATTTTTCTCTCTCAGCTCTTTCTTTAGCCAGCTCTGCTTTCAACTCATCCACATCTTCTTCATTTGTAGATTCATCCTCGTTTTCTACATCGTTTAGGTTGATGTCTTCCGTTTCTTCAATGTTAGTCATTGGTTAAGAATTTATAAGATAAAGGTCTTATCGCCTAATGATTGGTTGAGCCACAATCAAGGCATATATAAACAATGGGATCATTATCTATATATGCACTGATTGTCAGTGCAATTATCTATTCTCTCGTAGTGAACAGCTCATCTACATCTCAAATATCTATTTCTCATTCATCCTTAGCGATCATCTCTTCAGTTAATTCCATCTCATAAGGAACTTCTAGATTTGGAATATCTAGGATTCAGTTAATAAATCTGATATAGTGTCTTCGGATATCTGCTTCAGAGTAAGTTTTCTCCTCAATCCCTGTGTGATAAAGGATCTTTACTACAAAATCATCTCTCCTATTCTTGAGGACTTTTTCTATCTCTTCCCATCATGGACTAGAGATAAGCTCTTTGATTTTTTTCATTACTTCTTGTTTTGCCATTACTATTGATTAAATGATAAAGGATTATTGGCATCTGGTCTTGATACTATGTCTTGTTGTGGTTGTTGTGCCATCATAATATTAGCAGCACTATTTGCAATCGGATTCTCCATCATCATATTTGCTTGCTGTTCTAATCACATCTCTGAGATTGCTCTTCCTAGCACTTCCAGAACTTCGTCTTTTATATCTCAATCGTCTGCTTTCTGTAAATAAATCCAGTAAGTAAAGAAGTCTGCATTAGGATCAGAGAAAAGACTCTTTGGCTTATGTCCCAAGTTAATCATTTGCACAAAGTCTTTTGCTCTCTTTTCGCTTGTTGAATAAGGACAGATTGCATTGATTGTATTATTCTTTAGTCCATTCACTCTATACACTAATCTCTTGAAGATATTTTTACTTGTCTCGTGGAGGTTCTGGTCGTTAGAGATAATTGGATATAACTGATTGAGATAATTCTTTTGGTTCTCATTCAAAGCCATCATATCTTCAGCACTTCATACCATTACATAAGGCATCTGCTTAGTTATGAACTCATCCTTCTTTAGCTCTGTTCCTCTCCACTCAAAATCAGAAGAAAGTAATGCAAACTTTTTCTCTCAATCAGTCAAATTCTCCAAATATCCTCTCCATCGTTGGTGATAGAACTCTTGGTAGTATCGGTTCTTGATGGCGTTTTTTAATGAAATAATATTGTTGGCATTGCTCTGGATTTGTTGAGCTTCTGCCTTAGTCATCGATTTATCTGGGACCAATCCTTGTTGCAAGCTATCGATTTTACTATCTCTATTGGCCTCACTAGCAAGGAAGTTCATCATAGCGAAAGTATCTTGTCTGATTGCACTCTGTGGCAATTCATACATTGCATTTGTCAATGGTTGTTCCTGGATTGCTGCTTCGTCTACAAATAAGTATCTTGTTCCTACTGATTTCTTTTTAAGCTCCTCTTTGTTTTTAATCAACCTACTATTTACAAGAAAATCTCCTCCTAGAGCTTCCTTCTTTGCTTTGATAAGATTAAGATTAGCTAAAATACTGATTCAATTCTGTTTATCCTCCAGTTTGTCAGATAGACTATTACCAAATGCACTGTTCCTTTGAGGGTCGTAGTAATTAAGAAGGATTGGTCGTGGAACTAATAGTGGGTTCAACTTCTCTTCTTTAAGTACTGGTTCTAGCTTTTCTCTATGGAAGATATGCGATAACTTTCAATCCAAAACAAACTTCCACTTGAATCAGTCTACTATACAATAATGAGTATAAATATCTATCGAGAAATTCTTATCCAGATTATCAGAGGTTATCGGTCCAACTCCATTCTTCTTTGAGTAAGTATCTCTTATGCTTTGTTCAGCTGAGTTATATTGTGCCGCAAAGAATTTATCCATATTCTCTTTACCGTATCTTTGGATCATATCTCTTACATTAGAGAGCATCATAAATCAATGGAATCTATAATTCTGGCCATCAAATTGTCCTGTCTGAGAAGGTAAAGGATCAGGAATCCAAGAGAGAGGATTTATTGCCCTCCAAGTATTATGTTTTTTTACTTTATCGAATCCTGTCCTATTTACTATTCCTACTCAAAAGAAAAGAGAATCCTGTTCTGATTGATACTCTACTTGTTGTTGGACTCACTCCTTTTTATCAAACTCTGCTACTGCATTAAGATTGTCTGCTTCTTCTTGTCAGATCCATCATTGCCTTGAGATAAATTTCACCTTCACTCAAGAACTCCAGAAATTAGCGATCAATACATCAATAGTATTCGCTATCAAATTGATATTGATTTTATCTTTATTATTATCTTGTGGAGTCCATTTAAGAAGTCTTTGTTTATATCTTTCTCTTAGTTTTTCTACATACGAATATCCTAATTGATATTCGTCAGAAATTTGTTTTAAGATTTGATAGTCATCCATATTGCTTTTGTGAAAGGAGCTAAAAGCATTTATTACCTTATAAGGTTTTTTTTCTAAATTGCAAGTGATTTTTAGTATAACTCACTGCTATAATCTACAGTAAATATTTCGGTATGATCTGATCATCATTCCAGATTAGCAACTACAAAATACATTCTCATCATTATAGCATCAGCATAGTCTGGAGAATTACCAAGTCTCTTCTTCATTTCTTCTTTGGATTCTAGTCTGATTTTCTGTTCTTTTAGGTTATCTTTTACTAGGATATTATCTAATTCTCTCTGGAGAGATTCTTTCACTTCTCCATCTGCTTCAACTCTGATTGTTCTTTTCTCCATCTGTTGTTTGAGCTCAAAATAGCATTGGGTTTTTAAGTTTGCATAACTATTAGGAATCTGAGTCTTTTTTGGTGTTCAATTATTCAAGAAGTTTACACATCATCTAAGTTGGTCTGCGACTCCTCCGCCGACTCAGTCGCTATCTATAACGATTTTATATCTAGAGACATTATATTTCTGTTCAAGCTCTTTTATCCTCTCAACTGTTTGGTCGGTCGTTAATCAATTATAAGAGACAAAGTGAACTGCCTTTAGTCATCTCCAAACTACTATTACAGTTTTATCGTCTCATAGTCTTGCAATATCTGCTGAGATATAATAATCTCAATCTTCTACATTGTTGGTAAATAAATCTGAAATCTCATCCCATCTGAATAGCTTTCCAGGAGTATCATCATAATCAAAGTTTCCAAGCAAGAGTCTTTGCCTTGTGATTTCATCTGCTCTTTGGAGCTGAGTGATATAGTTTTCATCAAGGTGGGGATTGTCTGTTGCTAGTGCAGGAATAAACATCCTATATTCCGGAAGAGTTGCCGATTTGTAAGGTTTATAATATCTCTCGTAAATATGCCCTTTATCAGGATTAAAGGTCTCAAGGAGCTTTGGTTTGAGTCAGTATTCTTTATTCTTTTGTCTCCCTATTCTTGTTTTTAGGATATCTATACAAGCGTTGTGGATCTCATTACTTTCGTCAATGAATCCTCCCGTTAATTCTAGGGATCAGAATCTAGTATACAAAGGATCGGAAGGTTGCCAAGCAAGGTCAAGCAATAGTATTTCACTTCAATTAGGGAATTTAATAGTATTGGTCTGGTTATTCAATCCTCATTTATTCACTTCTGGGATTTGATAGTCTGCTAGAAACTTAAAATAAGTATTTAGTGTTGTTCTCTTTAGAACAGTTAATTCTTTTCTTCAAAAGAACCGTCTAGTTCAAGGATACTTCTGGCACATTGATCGGACCCAAAACACTCATCAATAGCTTTTACCTCATCAAGCTCCCCCTCAATATCAAATCTCTGTATGTATATCATCGTATAGATACTTCAGGAGTTCTCATTGCTTTTTTGTTGCTTTGAATTCTAGTCTCATATCTTTATATCTATGGATTTAATAGATAAATTACCATCTAAATCAACTTCTTGCTTTGTGCTAAACTCTGATTTTGCTTTCCTTTCTAGATATCGTTTGCTAGTATCTAAATCTTTCTCATTAAGCTTTGATACTACATTCTGCTTAGCTTTCATAGTAGGGTGTTTTTTCAATAGCTCCTTTCTCTCAAAATACTTTGGGTTATCATTACAGTAATTATATAATGTTGCTGGGGTTATTCCTGCATAAAGACTGGCTTCTTCATCAGTAAATGAATTAGAAAAAGCATAGTCTAGTTTTTTGAGTGTTTCCTCTGTCATAACTGTTGGTCTACCTCATTTATTTTTAGTCATCTTTTTACTGTTTAGGAAGTAAATCTATTACACTTCTCTGAAACTACTCCTCTCAGAAAAACTTATCTCTTGCACTTCTCAACTTCTGGAATACTGATCCATCCTTCTTGTCCTTCTCCATCAGATTACTCCTCAGGATCTCGTTAGACTTCTCAAGCTCTGAGACTTTATGCAATAGCTTTTCTACCTTTTTTCTTAGCTCGTATTTGGAGAGCTTTGCCACTGTCTCTACCTTCATTTTAGTAGTTTAGTAGTTAAAATCAAGTTCAATATAAGAGAAAAATCTGATTTTTCAAGAGCTTTTTTTAATATTTGTATTGATTTATTGTTTTTTATGTATATAGTATCATTACTTTAATATTAATACTATAAGCAGAAAATATTTCAGTAAATTGAAAGCAAAAAACAAAGAATTTAATAATCAGTATGCTTAACTGGTAAAAAAAAGTATAAAAAAGTCTTGCAATTTGATTTAAAATGTTTATATTTGATTGTGTAAATGTGAAATTAATTTTACAAATAGCGTTTGTCTCTTAAATCTTGGCGGGTTGGTGAGACATACGCCAAGAGCCAACCTGTATGATTTAAGGCATACGCAATAACAACCCGC